CATGGTCAAAAAAGGATCTGATTTGTTCTACTCCGCTCTGGAATCTTTGCCCCAGTTCGTTATGGAAACCGATGCCGATTGGGGCATGGTTTATGACTTCATGGAGTCGCAATGTGGCGAACTTCGTGATGAGCACTGGGAGGAAGTTGCGAAGGTTTATGAACCTCTCATGAACGACATGCGCTACTGAGTATACCTAACTGCCCGTGAGTTCTTTATACTCGCGGCGGCCGACCCACCTTGTGCCAGTCAGCAGGGTGTCCACCAAACCCCCACAGGGCACCGAAACCGTGTATTGTAGTCAAGTCGTCAGGGAATTGCCCCATGTTTGAAGAACTCTGGTCTGAGATTGCTGATGCTCCTGGTGAGATCTTTGACGTGATTGAGTATAAAGAAGAGTGGGAGAAAGAAGAGAAGTTTAATGTAGAAAACTATCTGAACTCCAACTACGATTACTAATGCAATTCCAAGTTACTGACATTGAGTTTGATTTTGATGATGCTCATGATGACTTTCCTGAGCATGAGTTTAGTAACATTACTGATGAGAACATCGGTATGATTTGGGAAGCAGATGATGGAGATGATCTAATCGAAGAAATCACTGCTGCTACTGGTTGGTGCATCAAATCCATTGACTATCGTATCATTCTGAAATGAATCGTTCTGAACTCCAAGACAACATGATCCAGCAAATCCTGGATGACATGGACATCAAAACTATGATGGCAATTCTTTATGATAACATGAGTGAGAGTTATGATAAGTATTCTGATAAAGAATTGATCGCAGAGGTAGAAGAATACTACCCGCACTTGTTGGAGGATTAATTATACTCAGGTCAGCCGCCCGTAGACGATCGGAGCACTGTCCACCAACCACCTGGAATCGCTCCCCCCTGTGCCTATAATAAGGGGACAGTCAACCAAACCACATGCGTTACGAAGTCCTTGTCCCCTCTGCCATGCATGAGTCGGAGTCCGTCTGCGACCTGGACCGTGCCTACCTGATCTGCCTGGACCTTGCCGAAGAGTTCGGGTACGCTGAGATCCGCCACAACGGACACCATATCGCAGACTACGGCAACCCCGCCACCTTTCTGGGGTGATGTGACAGTCGGGAGAGTGTCTACCATTCCCCCCATTGCCCCCATTTCGTCCTATTGTACCTAAGTCAACGCAACCAACCTCATGCGTAAGATCGAACGGGAAATGAACGCTGCCATTTCCAACAACCTGAACTGGCAGAAAGACAACACCTCTGTTACTTACGACCCCGAAACTAACGAGTCTATTGTTCGTCTTCATGGCAACACTATTGCCATCGTGGGTGATGACTTCGTTCAGATTTTTGATGGTGGTTGGCAAACCAACACCACTAAGTCCCGTCTGAATGCTATTCTTTCGGAGCACGGAATCAAGGGCGAATGTGTATTCCAAAAGAACTTCAAATGGTACGTTGATAAGTTCATCGGACAGGCAGGAACTTCTCCCGTTTATAACCGTTACGACTTCACCAATGGTTTCATGTTCGCATAAAGAATCAGGGGACGATTAAGTCCCCTTTTTTTATACTCAGGTCGGCTGCCCGCCCAGTTGGCACACTGTCCACCAAACCCCCCAAAGACCTCCTGGATGCGCCATACTACCTTCATGCGAAACACCCACATCGAACACCCCGAAGACACCATCCTGACGGGCGACCTGACTGCTCTGGATTGGTTCCTGGCAGAGGGCACTCTCAGCGTTAAGATGGACGGCGCACCCGCTATTGTTTGGGGTCGCAATCCTGCCACTGGTAATTTCTTCGTTGGCACCAAAAGTGTGTTCAACAAAGTAAAGATTAAGATCAACGAATCTCATGCGGACATTGATACTAATCACCAAGGTGAAGTTGCAAAAATTCTTCACGCTTGTCTTGATTGGTTGCCTCATACAGATGGCATTTTCCAAGGTGATTTCATCGGATTCGGCGGACAATCTGAATACACCCCGAACACTATTACCTACCAGTTCGGAGAAGTGATTCATGAGGAAATCATCATTGCTCCGCATACCCGTTATGAGGCAAATGATGACCTTCGTGATAGTTGGGCAATCCCTCTGACTGTTAACCTGGAGGATGGATTTAACTGTAAGTTTGTTAAACCTCAGGCACGCATCTTCTCTGGCGATTATACCAAATGTGCAGGGTCGTTTGGTGACCTTACTGAGGTGATTCAATTCGCTAAGCAAATGGCACAGACTGTCACCTTCTTGGATGATAAGCAGGCAAAGAAGATTAAGCAGCAATTGAATGCCTGTATCCGTGAGAATCGTCCCGTTGTGAATAGCGAATTCGACTGCGATCCTCTGCTGCTTGGATTGTGGGCACTGGTGAAATCTATCAAAGATGATGCACTCTATCTCTGCCGTAATGATGGTCCTGCCGCTTATATCGGATACGATCGAATTGACTCCGAAGGTTATGTCTACTCCAATGAGTTCGGTACAATGAAACTGGTCAATCGTGAGCGGTTCAGCTATGCTAACTTCAACAACCCGAAGTTCATGTGCCAGTGAATCAAACCGTCCACTCTGCCCCCTGAAGGGCACGTCCGACCCCTTATACTGACTTCAGTCAAACGAAACGACTCATGACCGACACCACCTTCAACGGATGGGCAAACTGGGAGACCTGGAATGTGTCCCTCTGGATTCAGAATGATGAGGGTCTGTACAATGAGGCACGCCGCCTGGCACGCTTCGGTCGGACCTATCAGGACCTGGTGATGATGCTCCGTGACTGCGGCAGCAAAGAGACCCCCGACGGTTGCCGCTGGGATGACCCCGCGATCGACGGACTGGAGATCAATGAGATGATGGAAGACCTCTGAGGGTCCGCCCCTCCATGCTACAATATCAGAGCAATCAACCGAACCCCATGCGTTACGTCTCCACTTCTAACCTCTCCACCCGTGCCCTTGAATGGGTGCCTATCTGTGCTGACGACACTCAACCCAACCATGAGGGCAAGGTGTCCCGCTGGTCTGCCGCTGATCTGGCAGGTGTCTACCGCGATGCCGAACGGTATCGCCGCCCGACCCGCTGCCCTGTGAGTGGGTATGCTTTCAAGCGGCAGGGTCTCTGACCCCCACCCATTCGTGCTGCATTCGTTCGTGAAACAGCAGTGCCCCGTCGTGCCCCGCCGGGCGGGGTCGCCGCCGTGTATATAAAACCACTGGGTCCCCTTAATCTATAAAGTGTTACGATCGACAGCTCTATATAAAACAAAAAAGCAAACTCAAATACGTGCGATGCAAAAAAATCCCGGAGAAAATTTTAGGACTGTAGAGGTCGATCCAATTAGTGGTGAGTACTATATAAAATTGCCAGAGTGGGTATTGAATGATTTTGGGTGGTACGAGGGCACTCAAGTAAACATGGAGATTGAAGGAGATTGTATTGTGATCACAGAGGTCCGCGAGAACTCTTAATATACGATATGATAGGTATTGACCTTACATAGATAATACTGTATGATACTGAAGTAATTACACTCTATTATGGCTAAAGGATTTACTGTAAAAGCAAAAGCCCCTGCACCATCACAATCCAAAGAAGAATGGGATTATGATAAGGCAAAGGAGATGATTAAAGGAAAGACGGTTGTATTTTGTCTTCCTGGAAGAGGAGTTTCTTATACTTATTTGAAGAACTTTGTACAACTGTGTTTTGATCTTGTACAGGCAGGAGCAAGTATCCAGATCTCGCAGGACTATTCATCAATGGTGAATTTTGCAAGATGCAAATGTCTTGGTGCGAATGTACTGCGTGGACCCGATCAAATTCCTTGGGACGGCAAATTAAAATATGATTATCAATTATGGATTGATAGTGATATTGTTTTCAATACTGAAAAGTTTTATCAGTTAGTATTGATGGATAAGGATATTGCAAGTGGATGGTATTGTACGGAAGACGGGCGAACGACTTCTGTTGCACACTGGTTAGAGGAAGATGACTTCAAGAACAATGGTGGAGTCATGAATCATGAAATGGTTGATACCATTACGAATCACAAGAGTCCATTTACGGTTGATTATGCAGGATTTGGATGGTTAATGATTAAGCACGGAGTCTTTGAGCATCCAGAGATGAAGTATCCATGGTTTGCTCCGAAGATGCAAGTTTTTGATTCTGGTGCAGTACAGGACATGTGTGGAGAGGATGTATCGTTCTGTCTCGATGCAATTGCAGCAGGTTTTGAGATCTGGTGTGATCCTCGTATCAGAGTTGGTCACGAAAAGACAAGAGTGATCTGATTCTAATGTCGGATTCATATACAATTCTCCATGAGGGAAAAGTTTTATATAAGAACTTGACAGAGGGAGAATATTTCGATATGATGGAGGACCTGTCGATAGAGTATTATCAGACGGGTTTTCCAAGACCTGAAAATCTTGAGACTAAAATTACTAAGAGGTATTGATTATGGCTATGCGTAAGGGTGGCGGTTATGTGGAAGGTGCTCCGAAGAAAACTCGTCAAGGAGCAGGCATGAATACTAAGTATGCCGCGTCTTCTCGTAATAAAGCAAAGAAAAAGTATCGTGGTCAAGGTAAGGGTTAAATAAGACAGTTAATAAAGTCTTATGAGTTGTTTAATCACTAATCTACCTTCTGTTGAGGTATGGGTTCGTAAGGAATATCTTACTGATCATCAAAGTGGACACGGTGAATTCGTCAAGGGCGTTTGGGTTTCGGCTAAGTCGATTCCTGGACGCGCTTTTTATTTTGAGACTTATTTACCAGAATATGCGGCAATGTATGATAAGTTACCTATTAGTGCTTTTGTCTCATCGCCGGAAACACCTAGTCCCGACATGGACCTACCAAATTTACAGTTTTGGAACTGTATGGACTATGGTGTAGTCAGTATTGACAAGAAATTCATCGGTAGCATGGACTATGAGTGCTATACACGCGATTTTGGCATCCAAAAGGGTACTTATGTATGTACATTAGACAATTATCACCGCGATCCAGACATGGTTGACTGGGCAACGAGTGAAAATCCTGCCGAACACAAGTCACATAACCTAATTGAACTTGAAAATGGACAATATGCACTCTATCCAAACAATAGATTGCGTATTTTTGACAATAGTTTGACACCTGTCGAACCAAAAATGCCTGATTTTAAGGTTTCGACTCAATATTATCAAGTTGAGAACGGTTATGAACGACTTGGAATGGGACGTGAGGACGAATATCACTGGAAAACTGCCAAAGAACGTGAAGAAGAGGAAAATAAATAGTCCTAAGGGATAGCAACCCCTCTAAAAGTTCTGTTTTTAACGAAACAGGAGCTAAAATGGGAAACCATCACCAGGTTGACAAGGGAGAATTGTTCATTGAGCAAGGAATGACCCTCATTACAGAAGTAGAAAGCGAAAAATATCTTAGAAAAGCATCAAAACAGAGAAAAATTGCTCAAAATGAGGAACTTTATCCAATTCCACAGGATCGTTTAGAGCGTCCTTGTGGTGGAGCACATGGTTTTGATGATTTTGTTGAAAGATGGCATGAGTAAATATAAATAAAATCAAGAAAACTCTCTACTAATGGCAGAACAAAGGGTATCCAGATCATTTAAAGACATCAGTTTATCCTTTGTTCCACATCCAGTGACAAAGGATCTGCAAGTATTAAAGAATGAGAACGCGATACGTAGATCCGTAAGAAATATTGTTGAAACTATCCCCACAGAAAGATTTTTTAACTCCTTATTGGGTTCTGATGTGAGGGATAGTTTGTTTGAATTTGTTGATTTTGGTACGGCATCCGTTATTCAGAGTCAAATTTTGGTTGCAATAGAAAACTTTGAACCAAGAGTTGACAATGTTGTTGTTGAAGTAGATCCTCAACCAGATCAGAATTCATTTAATGTGACTGTTATCTTTGATATTATTGGACAGGAGTTTCCGACACAAGAGTATACATTCCTATTAGAGGCAGCAAGATAAGATGCCCTTTACAAAATTCACGAATCTAGATTTTGACCAGATAAAGACCTCAATCAAGGATTATCTTCGCGCTAATTCAACGTTTAGCGATTTTGATTTTGAGGGATCAAATTTCTCTGTCTTAATTGATACACTAGCATATAACACTTATATTACTGCATTCAACAGTAATATGGTTGTGAATGAATCCTTCTTGGATTCGGCAACTCTTCGTGAAAACGTAGTATCACTTGCAAGAAATATTGGTTATGTACCCCGCTCTAGAACGGCAGCAAGGGCAACGATTTCTTTTACGGTGTCAACCACCGAAGACACTCCTACACTCACTCTCAGAAGGGGTCTGGTGTGCGTAGGGACGGCAAATGACACAACATATACTTTCTCAATACCAGAAGACGTAACTGCAACCGTTGTCGATGGTGTTGCATCGTTTGATGACGTACATGTTTATCAAGGAACCTACCTCACAAAACAATTTACTTATGATGGTTCTTTAGATCAAAGATTTATTTTAGGGAATCCTTTTATTGATACCTCCACTCTTTCCGTTTATGTAAGGAGAACAAATGATAGTGGATTAGGAATTGAGTATACGGCGATTGATAATATTTTAGATACAACGGCAGAGTCTAGAATTTATATTCTGCAGGAAGTTCAAGATGAAAAATATGAGATAAGGTTTGGTGATGGAATTATCGGCAAAAAACTTGGAGATGCCGTTGGTTCTGATGGAACTATAATCACAGCAAATTATATTGTTACTGACGGTGAAGATGGAAATGGTGCAAGCGTATTCACTTTCTCCGGAAGTGTTACTACTGCCGCCGGAACAATCATAAATCCAGGAACAGTTACAATAACTACAAATCAGTCATCTCAGAATGGCTCGAGCATAGAACCAATCGATTCTATCAAATATTACGCCCCAAGAGTATATTCTGCACAAAATAGAGCAGTAACCTCTAGAGACTATGAGGCAATTGTAAAGAGAATATATCCAGAAACCGAATCTGTTGCCGTTATTGGTGGTGAAGAATTGGATCCACCAGAATATGGCAATGTAATTTTAAGTATCAAACCAAAAAATGGAAGTTTCGTTTCTGATTTTAATAAATCGAGAATTTTAAGTCAACTGAAACAGTATACGGTCTCGGGCATTAATCCAAAAATCACAGACCTTAAGATTCTTTATGTCGAATTAGACTCTTCCGTTTACTATAATTACTCTCAAGTATCGAGTGTAGATTCTTTAAAAACTAATGTATTGAATAGTTTAACCAATTATTCAAAATCACTAGACCTTAATAAGTTTGGGGGAAGGTTTAAGTACAGTAAAGTTCTTAATGTAATTGATAATACAGACACGGCAATTACTTCTAATATTACCAAAGTTAGAATTAGAAGAGATCTGAAGGCGTCTTTAAATCAATTTGCACAGTATGAATTGTGCTTCGGTAATAAATTCCATGTGAACCCACAAGGAAGAAACATTAAGTCAACTGGATTCACAATATCTGGAGAGTCTTCCACAGTATACTTGACAGATACTCCTTCAATAACATCTTCTGGAACTGCTATAACCAGTTCCACTGCTGCTGGAGATGTTTTCCTCAATAGACCAGCAACGATTGGAGCAACAACGGGTGTTCTTTCAATAGTTAAAGTAGATGGTAATGGTAATAATATTGTTGTTGCCAAAGATGTTGGAACTGTTGATTATGTAAAAGGTGAAATTAAAATAGGAACAATTAATATAACATCAACAACAAAGGCAAATGGTATTATAGAGATTCAGGC